AATGTTAGATTCAATAGCAGCGCCAATTCTTTTTTCAATGGTCTTGCCAGTCTTAATGTCCTTAATGTCTTTCATTTTCAAAGACTTAAGTTCTTCTTCAGGAATTGAATTCTTAAGTGTCTCTAATCTACGTCTTAAATTGTAAAGAGATGGGACTTCAATAGGCTTGCCATACTCAACAGTATATTTATTGAAGTTAGCCTCAATATTTTGTACCATCTTTTCTGCTGTGCGTAGGTCTTCTCTTACATTATCAGCCCAATCAGCCTTTGTTCGTGGTGATACACCTGGAACATCCTTAAAGAATTGTTCGTATTGTGCATAAACCTGGTCACGAATAATAATTGTTTGGTTATATTGCTCAGATAAAGCCTTAAGTTCCCGCTGAATCTCTTTCTTTGCGCTAGGAAAGATAGTCTTAGACTTCTCAATATTACGCATAATAAGGTTAGTGCCATTTTCAATGGTACGTTTTGCAGCAGTTGTAGCCATTGCTGAAGCAAACTCAGAACCTTTAGCAAGAATTGCAGAAATCATAGGTTCTAGTACAGAGTTCTTTGGAATATATGAGAATCTGTATAATTGAGCAAAAGAAAAAGCCTTATTGCCTAATTCAAAAACAGAACGGGCGGCATCTTTAGTGCGACCTGCTAGATTTTCTACAGAACCTACAGCAACATTCTTTTCACGGCGAGCAGCACGTAGAATCATACGGTCAAGTTCACCAAATGGAAGCATTGGCATAGCATTATTTAGTTGACGTTGAGTTTGAACATCAACTGAGATGCGAACACCAGTTGGGTCCATAGTATGACCATATTGACGTAAGTCTCCGTGCACTGCACGTACGTTGCTCATCAATTCTTCTACGAATTGGTCAATAACTTCATTATTATAGAAGCCACGGCTATATGCAACTGTACGAGCAAGACGCTTATTAAGGCTATCAATTACTTCTGCGCGAGCAGCATCTGTTTGAGCAGATACAAACTCATCAATAATCTTACGGCGATAGTCTGATACAGTCATAGCAGTAAGGTCGTCTGTAACAATTGCTGTTGTTCCTTTTGTAAACAAAGGAGCATCATCAAATACAGCAATTAATTCATTAACACCATCAAGAGGACGTACGCCAGAGTTAGTTACTAGACCCTTTGGCATATAGGTTCCAAAAGTTCTCATTAAAACAGTAGCAGGTCCACCTACTCGGCTACCAAGAACAGTCTGGGTTACACCACCAATATTGCTAAAGTCGCGTTCAATACGTGCTGTCTTAAGTTGCATAGCACGAGAGCGTGATTTTGCGTAAAGTTCTTTACCGATAATTGGTTCTGCTGGCTTATAGTTCTTGCCAAACATTCTTGGATTAACTTCAACAGCCCGTGTAGCACCTGGAAGTAATGGACCCTCTACAAAGTCAGCCTTAAGAAATGCATCAAATAATTCTTGATGTTTTGGCTCAAGAGCAATTTCATCATCAAATGCTTGCATCCAACGAGCACGCTGTTCGGCTGTGTATGTACGAATTTTTCCTGTCTCTAGGAAGTCCATTTGCACTTGCTTGGTTGCATCAGCAATATACCAAAGGTCATTGCTTCTGCGAGCAGCAGTTAGACGCTCAATTGCTGGACCATAGCCCTTATCTGCTAACAATAAGTCACGAACAAATTGTGGGTCTTTTGTTTCTTTAAGCAAACGTGGAAGATTTGGGTTAAGGCTGTGACGCTTTGCAATTTCAGTAATCTGGATGATGTTATCTGAAGCAGCAAGGTCTTCAATATCCTGACCAATAACGCTTAGGTTGCCCTCTGCTCCATCTGATTGACGATAACGAATGTGTTCGTCAGCCAAGTTTTCCCATTGTGGCATAGCGTCTGCATCACCAACACGAAACTTTGTAGTAAGTCCAGCACGAATTGCTGCAGACTTTGCTGCCGCACCAGCCGCAGTACCTGCGCCCTGTATTGCAATATTCTTAATAATAAAATCATTTGTTCCAGTAATAAATCTACCAAGAATATTGTCTTCAAAATTTTTCTTGATGTCTTTATCGTCCCATAAATCAATGTTATCAACATCAATTCCACCAAGTTTAAGAATACCTGCTTCAAATTGACCCAATGGATTAAGTTTTGACTTAAGCATTGATACGCCAAGAGAAACTTTTTCAGTGCGGTTATACGCATCAATAACATCTGAGAACTGAAAGCCTTGACGAAATTCATCTGACTTGTAAAGTGGGCTTTCAGGGTCGGTTAAAAGATTATATGTTGAAATAGGGCGAGCAATAATTGGGCTAAACACATATTGTTCAGCCTTGTTTGCTAGTTCAAGCACAGGGTCAACAACCTTAGCCATTGACTTCTGCGAGTTACCTAAACCAGCGGCTTCTAAAGATTTATTAATTGCTTGCTGAGATGCAAGTCCCGCTGCTGCTGCAACTTCAGGCTTACTACGCGCTACAGATGCTGCACCAAATGATGCACCTGCACCAAGAACGGGCGACAATAAACCGCCAGCAAATTCAACAGCACCTTTACCAACAGTCTTAAGTGTGCCTGTAAAAGAACTCCATAGAGACATTACTTCACCGTCCCTGCTTCAAAGGTGGATGGTCCTCCCCCTTGAACTTGGTCGTCAGTAATAGCCAAAATAAATCGGTCTCTTTCTTCTGGTGATTCCCACGGAACCATTGCAAGTGGTATAGCAATCGCGTAGTTCTCATAACCAAGCGAATTGGCAAACTTGTCTAAATGGTCAAAAAAACTATTCTCTAGCCATCTCACAATATTTGCGCTTTCAGGTAATTGATGAATCTCTTGTAAGAATCAGGCGCACCTGGTAAGCGTGTTGCATTCATTAAATCTGGTAGATACTTACGAATCATTACCAAGTCTTCAGATTGATTGATTGGATTTGTAAGACGTGCAGGAAGTGCTTCGCTTCCACGACCACGACCAATATCAACACCATCAGAGATTGGAAGATTGTCCTGTGTTTCAGCATCAAGTGGAACTAAAGAACCAAGTAAAGAATCCATAGGATTTACAGCAGCGGCAGGTGTAGGAACTTGCTGTTGTTCTGAAGCAGTGATTGCAGCATTGCCCTCAACGCGCTGTTCGTTTACAGCCTTATTCTGACCGTATGCAAAGCCTGTGTAATTTGTATTCATACCACTCTGTCCATTGCCACCCATAGGGTTGATGTTCATAGGATTATTCTGAGGCGCTGTCGGACGGAAACCGCCACGATTTTCTTCAGGCGCTATCGCCATCATCATCCTCCTCTATGTCTATTAATTCGCTGTTGTATTCCTCAGCAAGTCTCATCATTCCTGCCGCATTCCACGGGGTCATTTCTGAACTTACTTCAGTATGCAAGTAACGTGTGCCGTTGTAATCTGCCCATTCGGTAATTAATACCCAGCCAGAACAGATAAAATCTTTTCCCTCTTCGTCTGTATCAACAAGTAGACGTAGGGCTTGTTCAATTTTTGTACGAAACTCTTTGCTCATTTTGCGTACTGAATCTTTGTGATAATTGGTGGTGCTGTATAGATGTCCCACTCACAAGCATTCTTTATCGCAAGCGTAATCGCATCTTGTATATCGTGTGGGTCACTCTTATCAGCACCGTCAAGGTAAGCAATAAGGGAGCCAAGAGCAACGTCCCCACCGCTGCCAGCGTAATAGATACCGCGACTATCCCTATCCCAAGAATAATCTCCAAAGATAGGATAAATAGTTCCGCGAATGCAGACAAGAAAGTCCGAATCGTGCGCTGCTGCATCCCCATCTTCTTTCATATCGTAGCCAGCATCCATAAATACTTTACGCATTTCTGGAATAAATTTTCTACTTACAAAACCATCAAGGTCTTGTGCTTCTGCTGCAGTTGGTTTAGGGGCTTTCCAACCAAATTGCATAATGTTTGAGCCACGTCCTGCACCACTACCTGCAATTAGTACACCATTGTTTTCAATAATCTTATGTGTAGCCATAACCATTGGTCGTCCTGATTCATCTGATGAACGTGAATCACAACCAATCACAGCCCAAGTAGGACCTTGATATGCAATTAAGGTAGTCATTGTCCCCTCTTAAACTATCGTCTTGCTACTGTACGTACGCTTCCGCCACCTTGTCCTGAACCAGATAAGGTAGAGATAATACTCATAATGTCTGGCGCTGGTTGTCCAGCAGCATTAACTTCAGGAGGAAGAGCGCCTCCTACTGGTGCACCTACGGGAGCAGGGGACGGTTGCTCAACCATTTCAGCGGCAGCACCAGCAGGAGGAACTTGTTCTGCAGGTGCGAATGTTTCTTCAATCGCATCCTCAAGTGCTTGTCCCTTTTGGCGTGCCTTGATGACTGCAGCAATCTTCTGAACAATCTCAGTTGGGTCTCCGCCTTGTGTTGCCATAGCAGGAATTGCCTGAGTGTATGCAGTTAGTGAACCAAGCAATGCTTGACGCATTTGCTCAACTTCAATCTTTTCAATTTCTTGAGTGACGTTAATTGAAAATGGCAGTTCACGCATTGCCAAATCTTTAGAGATAAGACCGCCACCTAATGCTTGTAGCATAAAGATAAGACCTTGCGCTGGGTTTAGACCAGCAAGCATTCCGTAACGAACATCTGCTGAGTAATCACCCTTAATGTCTTTCTTAGGTGAATAAGTTAGTTCGTAAGGTGAACCAGCATCTACGCCACGAATTGTCTTTTCTTGTGGAAAAATTACTTCATCAACCATAAAGCAAATCTGGATAACGTCACGTAGTGCGCTCGCAAAGATTGCTTGTGCTGATTTAACTTGTGTATCAAATGCGCCCATAAGTGCTTGAACACCTTGACCAGTAACGATTGAAGCATCAATGTTACCTGTGCGTCCCTCTGGATAACGAGCACCTGTGCGTAATTCTTGATTGAGTAGTGTCTGCTCTGTAAATGCACCTTGTGGCAATGTAAGTTCTACACGGCGTACACCAGCAGGGTTGGCGGTGCGGATAATCGCATCTCCACCAAGTTGCAGTTCGTTTACGTCTGATGGTAGAACGATTGGAGCCTGAACACTCTTCTCGGCTGCTTCCATAGCAAGTAACGCGAAGCGGTTGCGTAGCAATTGGATTCCGAGGATGTCGTCAAACTGACCACGCATATCACCATCAATAGACGGCTTACGCGCTACAACAATCATCATCTTACCAAGAGGATTCTTAGCCTGTGATAGAACTAAGTTCTCTTTGCTTGGGATGTAGATGACTGACTGGTCTTTGTCGTAGTAGCGAACCATCTCAACCTGTTGAGTTAAGTCCTGCTCGTAGCGGAACTTACCGAGTAACTGATACTCGTATTCAGGAAATAGTGCGACAAGTTCGCCTAGTTGCATCATATATTTCTTTGCAAAGGCAACGCAGCGTCCATAGCGGTCAAACTCAGGGTAAGCACCTATTGGGTTTTCTATGCGGATACGCGGCAACTTTGCTTCTTCATCCAATTCAATAATGAATGGAAGAAAGCCGTAAGTTAAATACCAGTCTGCGCCAGTGTACATCTGCACAGATAGGTCTGAATGTGAGAAGTAGTTTGAAGCAATACGGGTACGAGTGTCTGCAAACTTGCGAGCGCGGTCCTTAACAGAGTTAGCCGCAGCGCAGTTGACCGCAGGAAGCGGAGCCATAACTTCTGATAAGTCGCGTGCGACAATATCTACGAAGTTTGCTACTACGTTTGCATCAACGCCCTCTGGAAAGAAGTCAGGATACACAGACGCAATATCGCCCTTACGAACTGCGAGTACGTCTTGAGCACGTTGGTCGCGGTCTACAGCGCGGTACTTGAGCGCCTTAACTCGCGCATCAATCTGTTCAATTGATAGTGCCATTTATTTCCTATCCGTATATTTGTTGCCATTGTTCTGCAATGGCTTCATCAAGATTTATACTTACTCGCTGTGAGCCTTGTGCTCGTGTGGTCCAACGGTTATTGGTATAACGCTGCATATATGAACCTTGTTGCATCATTTCGCGGATGCGGATGATTGCAAACCACATAGCCATAACGCAGTCTGTTGCGTTGCGAGTGTCTGGTTTCCAAGTAATCAACTGTTGGATTAGTGACTTAAGACCCTCACTACCCTCAGTGCTTGGTAATTCTATTAAGTTGTTATCTTGGAAGCGACCATCACGGGTACTTCCAAATAGTGAAGACATTGAAGCCACACCAAATCCTGTATCCCACTTGTTCTTGCCAGTAAAGTGTGAGTTCAGTTGGCAACCGTGGGCAGCAAGCCAATTACGTAATTCGTCATCTAGGGCGTAAGCCTTTTGGTGAGCATTAATTTCAATACGCAACTCTTGTGGCTTATACTTGGTAACCCACTCTTCCATCAAAGTTCTAATCTTCTGAGGTGTTGGGTCAGTCATATTGACGCAATCTAAGATATAGATTCGCCCGTCAGCCTTGTTGTAAGTTGCAATTACCGCAGCGGTGTTACCAGTCATTGCTGGGTCAAGACCCATAACTGTAAAACCCTCAACTGCTTTAGGATGACCTGGAATACCAGGCTTTAGCGGTCCACGCTTTCGCATTCCGTTGACGGAACCTTGCACTGTGGCTGGGGGGAAGATTGCGTCTTCAACGACATCTTCTTGTTGGTAGACCATAGCCCAGACACTCGGAGCAACTTCAGACCGCCTTGTAAATAGCGAGGGTCCATCCCATTTAGGATAAAGTCCGTCAGCATCTGGTTCGTCCTGCTCGCCCTCTGGTCTATCGGTCTTAGCCCAAAGTGTTTTCCAATTGGCAGGTTTCTCATCAAATTCTAAAACCGCTGGCATTGCAGCGTAGGTGAATGGAGATTTACCGCCAGTCCAGTTTGAACCGTCCCTCATCTGTTTGTATAAATCCACTGGGGCAACACGGGTTCCTACGATAATAAGTTTGCCGTGCCGTCCCAGACGTGTGATAACTTCCTTTTGAAGCCATTCAATTTGCTTTTCCCATTCGTGGGCATTTGAGTTCATCACCACGTCATCTAGGATAATCAGGTCGGCGCGAGCACCGTAAATCTGAGAACCGAAACCTAAGGCTTGCACCGTAGGGTCCTTTTCGCCAGAATCTCTTCCTGAGCCTAGATAAATCATATCTGCTGACCAAGTAGGTGAATCAGCCTTGTAGCCGCCATTAGGTCCAAACGCCATCTGCAACTTAATCCAGGATGGGTGGGATAGGCGGGTCTTGATGGCACTTAAAAATTTTCTAGCCATACCTTGCGTCTTAGAAACAATAATGATTCTTACGTTAGGTTCTGTGGCTATGCGGTAGGTCACATAGTTGATTGTGATAACCGTTGACTTGGCGTGCTCAGGTGGCACGTTGATTAAGACGCGGTTTGATGCCCCTGGCTCGTAGGTCATACTTGGGTGTAGCCAGCGTGGTTCCCGACCCTCAATCAGGTCAATCCAGTTCAACTGGTGGGGGAACAACTTGGTATCTAAGAACTGCTCAGAGAAGTCAGGAAAGGAAATATCCTTTAGGTTGGCAAGTTCAGCCTTGACCCCTTTACCCGCTAGGCGGGCTTTGTCGGATGCTTCCTTGAACTCAGGGGAGTTCATCACCCATTGGCGAAAGGTTACCTCGTTGCGGTTGACGGCAGTCATAGCCGCTGAGATAGTGCTACCTTGCTCTAGTAAGGCTAAGACTTTCTTCTGGGCTTCGCCCTTTGGTAAGTCTACTTTGCCTGGTTTACGTCCCATTTTACTCCCCGTTAAAACCCATATATAACGCACCTGTTAAACGGCAGAATATCCCCATATAAGTATATATTATATATTATTATATATAGGAGTTTGCGTAGTCCAAACGGAGCAAACTCCGTAATAGATATATAAATATCTATACATATAAGATAACCTGTTCAAATCGTAAAACCGAACACTTAAGTCAGAAGTATTTTATATAAGTCGCCCATTGGCGACAAAAGTCCTGGTCAGAGTATATATAGGGGGCTATATAACAGAAATATTTAGGGTGACTATATCTATACATAACTCACCGAATTTAATCAATGCCCCCTCAAAAGTTCTACGGGGGCTACATCTAGAACCCTCTACCTCTACCTTAGGTTGATACCTTATAGAT